AAAATTTTCCCACCAACCACAACCCACTTCAGCATTAAGCTTAATTTAGAAAGGAATCTCGTTGGAATCGTCTAAGGTATCTCCTGACTTGTATCCATCAGGTACGACATCAAAGTCTTCACCCTCTGAATACTCTACAAGATTAAGAACTTGGACTGCCTGTAAGTCTGCTCCAATACCTTTCTTTCCTGCATAGCTCCATTCATAAGTTTTATAAAGGACATTAACATCAGAACCATTTCCTATTAATGTTCCCTTGATGTCTCTCTTTTGAGAGTCTTTTAAAGATGGTGGATTATTTTGATTACCATTCTTTGAGTGTACCTTTCTCTTGATAGTAACAAAGTCTCCTCTATCATCATCTTTATTCTTTACTGCAAGACCTGAGTCTATTGCCTTCTTTTTATTATCTGCATCTACAGATAAGTCTATAGTCCAAACAGGTTCAAATGTAGTGTTTGGATTTGAAATTGATGCCCAATAGGCTTTACCATTTAATACTGGCATATGTCTTTCTCCTTATTTTGTTAGTGCAATCTTAGTTGCTTGTTAAATTATAATGAATTATACTACATCTAAAAATATAAGTCAACCCATTAATGTGTTTCATACCAATTTTTTCCTATTTTATATTCACTGTCCAATGGACAAAGGACATTCAGTTCTTTCTCTGCAAGTTTCATTGCCTGCTGAGTTAGATTACCAAACCTTTCAGCTTGGTCTCTACGAACTTCAAATTGGTATTCGTCATGTATAGATGCAACAAGCTTGTAGTCATAAGCCTGTTGCACCTTTAAAGTTATTTGTCGTAGCCATTCCTTACAAATGATTGCACCTGCTCCTTGTAAGAGTAGGTTCATTGATGCATGAAACTGTCTGACCTTGAGTAGTCTACCATCAATACCTCTAATGAATCCTGTCTTTGCAACCCTGTCAACCTTATCACGCAAGGTCTTCAAGGCAGGCATGTTGGACATAAATTTATTAATGATTGTCTTACCTTCAGTCTTACCACCACCAACTATCTGACCTATCTTGTCAGGACCTGCACCATAGATTAAAGCATAGATAAAAGTCTTTGCTTGGTCTCTAGTCTTCAGACCTGCAGCCTTCTGATTGGCAGTATGTATGTCTCCTTCAACCACTTCCTTTGTAAACTTGGAATCGCCCATGTAATGAGCAAGGCAACGAAGTTCTAAGCTAGATGCATCACAACCTAGTAATACGTATTTACTATTGGTAGGTATCCAAACTGACCTACACTCCTTTCCATAGGGAGAATAGGAAGCAGGAACTTGAGCCATGTTTGGAGAGTTGTGAGCCATTCTGCCACTGATTGCTTTCAATGTCATAACTCTACCATGCACCTTGCCATCTTCCTGGACTACTTCAATCCAGGACTTAATCTGAGAAACTCTCTTCTGCAATAGAAGATAATGAGCAATCTGTTGTGCTTCAGGAATATCTTTAATTCTTTTCAATGTTCCTTCATCAACAATAGGATGCCCTGTTGGTGTAAGATTCTCAGGCTTCCAACCTTTCTCTATCAACCTCTTAGATATTTGTTGTCTAGAGTTAGGATTGAACTCTTCCACACTATCACTTAGTCTCTTGCCTGTCTTCTCTGAATATCTTTCAGTAATGATAGGTGGGAATATTTGTTGTAATTCTTTTTCTATAGTGTCTGCTTCTTCCTCAAGTCTTGCACATAACTTATCTGCCTGTTCAATATCTAGCTTGAAACCATTCTCTTCCTGTCTGTTTACTATGGCTCTGACTTGATGCTCAAGAAGCATAGACTTCTTTGAATATTTTTTTAGTGTAGGTAATAAATGTTTATATAATTTATATGTCAACTCAACATCTTGTATACAATACTTTAACATCTCTTCATTGAAGTGAGAGAAGTCATTATATTCTATCTTACCAAATCCCAATCTCTGACCCCATGCCTTGAGTGAATGACCACCTTCTAACATAGGGTCAGATAATTGTGAAAGGATAAGTGTATCTCTGACCTGTGAAAGTTTTATCTTACTACCTGTCAGCTTGTTAAGTATGGGAGCATCAAATGATATCCCATTATGCATAATAAATATATCTACAGATTCACTCCACTTGGCAAAGTCTTTCAATGTATCTCCATGCCATGACAATACATCTCCTTTGTCAATGTCCTTAGCAACAATACAATGAATGACATTTGCCTTGATGTCATCAGTTTCAATATCTACTACAAATTTTCTCATAAAAAGTCCTCTACATCTGATTGGTTGTCAGACTCAAGTGGATTCTCAATCTCTTTTAATCTGCCTGAGTCCTTGTCATATAGCAGGTAAGTAGCAATACCTGTCTCACCTGCATATCTATTCTTTAGTACCCTGACAGTGGTTGTATTTGCCATTACAGGGTCTTCTGCCTGTTGGTCTCTCTCTAATGCAATGACTGCATCTGATATCTGAGCAATAGAGTGTGAACCTCTAAGCATTGATAAAGATATTTCTTTACCTTGCTCTTGACCTTTATCTCCTGTTGCTCTTCTCAAGTGAGATACTAGTAACATTGCACATCTAGTTTCTTCTACAAGAGAACGTAGCTTGGTCATAAGTTGGTCAATGTTTCTTCTCTCATCTTCACCTTCAATACCTGATACAAGTATGGACAGGTGGTCAATGAGTATGTACTTACAGTCTAGTGCCTTGACCATGTATCTTACTCTGTTCAGTATCTCATCAGTAGTAATAGAACCAAAGTGGTCAAAGCCATAGAACCTTCTAGTACCAATAGTCTTTCTTTCAAACTCCTTCATCTGTTCAATAGTATAGTTCTTCTGAACTTCCTTGATGTACAATCTGTCGCTTGCTTCTACTGACATAATATGTAACATAGTTCTTGTTATGTTTTCTTCAAGAGAGAACACACCAATATTATGTTCAGTATTAGTTAACAGGTGGTGCATAAGTTCTCTCATAAGAGAAGACTTACCTGCTCCTGTACCTGCAGTAAAGGTTACAAGTTCTCCTGTTCGCATACCATATAACTTCTCATTCAGTCCATCATAAGGATACAAACAAGTCTCTGTATTATCTTCTTCATATATTCTAGAAGATATATCTGCAAGGTTATGTATGCCTGCAGGAGTATAAGGTTTAGCATTCCAAAAGTCTTGAGTGTATTCCTGCTTCTTACCTTTCATAAGATACTCATTAGCATCCTTGTATCTCATGTCCATGATAAGACATTTGTTAGGTTCAAATATCTGAGCAACTTTTGTGGCTGCTTTTCTGCCATGCTCATCATTATCAAAACACAAGACAATCTTTTCAAACTTATTTACATAGTCATAGTTAGCCTTGATATCTTTGAGTGCAGACTGACAACCATTCTTGATTGAAAGACATGCCCACTTAGAACCTTGCAACTCATAGGCAGACATTGCATCAATCTCTCCTTCACATATTGTAAGATACTTACCACCTTGAGTAAACTTATTCTGTCCAAACAAGACTGCTTTAGGTAGGTTACCTTCTGAAGAGAAACCTTTGTTAGCTACAAGTCTTATCTTGTTACCTACGTGGCTATTATTAATATCATAATAAGGATATATATGCTTGACCACATTGTGATTTCTATCGTGTAAGACTTGGACATTAAAAAACTGTGCAGTTTCTCTTTTAATTGCTCTATCAGGTATGCCATCTATAACTCCACTACTAAAATTTTGATGATTACTATTTATAGATATAGGTTTCTGTACGTTTTCCACATCTTCTCCTTTTGAATATGTTCTACATGAAAAGCAGAACTTAGTTCCACCTTCATACAATACATTTGCATCAGATGAACCACATCTTTCGCAACTGCCTTTCTTTATTACCTTTGAATCACTCATATCATTCCTTGCTTTCTGTTAGTATCTTTGCAATAGTTTCCATTGCAGTTTTCTTAATTGAGTAATACTTGTTATCTATCTTACCATTCTTTGCAACTATGCATTCATACATATCTTTTTCTTCATCATAAGATATTACACACTCAACTTGTTTACCATCTACAAAACCATTATACTGTTCGTATCCATATTGATTAGTCATATTCATCATACTCCTGTTTTATTATTTCATTTATAAAGTCAGTATCACTTTCAATCTTGTCTGCAAGTTCTTCTCTAGCATATTTCTTTGCTTCATGTGGTGAGTATCCTTCTTGGATTAACTCCTCATAGATTTCTTTGTAGAGTTTCTTCTTGTCATTATCCCAAAGATTTTTCATAGTTTTCTCTGTTCTTTATAAGTTTATTTAAATACCATTCTGCTTTTCTTAAATCTTCTACACCATTCTTGTATCTGTATCTCCACAGATATTTCATAATGTTACCTTGAAGATAATACTCAAAGCCTGTATCAGTCATTGCTTCAATAGCATCTATTGTTTCAATGCCTGCATTATTGTAGTGAGGTGGATGGTTTACCATGTCCTCTTGCTCTATAAGTTTTCTTACCATGTAGTCATAATACCTTTCTTCCATTATGAATAACTAATTTTCTTTA